AAAAAGATTTATAATCATTTTTATCATTATCCAATATATCAACAATCTATATTAATTTCACTACGATTTCACCTTTAGAATTAATTTCATATGTTCCAACTTTTAATGGTTCAATAGACGGGTCTTTTGTCGCTCTCTCATAAATATCTTTATCATACAATTCGAATAATTGATCATGAATACGTTTATATACATACCACGTATGACCCAGTTTAATCGTCTTGCCACTCCATTCTTTTTCGACTTTATTTGCTTGCACTGTCGTATCATTTTGTTGTTGTGAATAATCGGGAACATAAGAGAAACTTTCATTGGTTGGGTTACCAAAATTCATGCACCTTCCCTTGGAATACACATAACAATCAAACGCCGTTTCCTTGATTATTTCCGTCAATTGTGCAGTTACCTTCGCCTTAATTTCCGACAATTCATACAGATATTGGTCACTGGTTATCGGCACATGTGGTATTGCTTTACTCAAATCTTTGCGTTTCAATTCAATTGCATTGTCAGATTTCAATTGCGCCTCCGAAAAAATCATAATATAGACAAACACTTCAACAGTTTGCAATTCTTTGGGCAATGCGTTGTGACTGCAAATACGACGAGCACGTCCAATCACTTGTTCAACACGCACAGGATGCCAATAAGGTTCCATAATATGTACATATCGTGTATTTTTCAAATTGATACCTTCGGAACCAGAGGAAGTAATCATCAATACTTTAATGACTTCGCCCATGTAATTATTATGATGCATGGCTTTGAGAGAATTTGCAATAGCATCAGGTAATTGGTCCCATTCGCCGTTGTAAATATGTCGAATGATTTCTTTTTCTTCGGTGCTTTCTGTTCCAGTATAAAGTGCATACATTGGTTTTCCTTTATCTATATCTGCAATATCTATTTCCCACATAGCTGCCGCGTTTCGTTTGATACGGAAAGGTGCAAATCCGTTTTTATCCAACACCATACTAAAAATACCAATGCCTTCGGCCGTGCGAAATTGGCTATAGACCAAGTGTAATCCTACATGTTCGGGGTCTTGAATATTTTCCAAAATGTGCAAAAATTTAGGACTATATGTCTGCAAGGCTTCGGGTGTTAAATAATCGTTGCTTTTTTCACGCAATTGGTCCAATGCTTGTTTCATGCGTTCCTTATAATCTGTGCCGCCAAGTTCATCCATAATTTCATCGCCCTCTTTTTCGCCAATATTATCATCTTCTACGTCTTGCTTGGATTCTACTTTTTCAGCATCTTTTATCAATTTGCCCAAATCGCCAGTTCCTTTTTTCGTATCCTTGTCGGGGACTGGGCGTTCCAATAAAATATAATTGCAATACAATCGAGAGAAAATACGGTAACTGGCAGACACTTTTTCGTAAATATCCTTGTCACTGCTACTGCTCTTGGGTTTCTTACTATAGGACTCTACCATTCTCTCTTCTTTACGTGCGGATTCGTATATTTTGAATTGTACATCGCTCATAGGAATACGAACCAAATGATAATCGACGCCGAGTTTGTTTTCATATTTGGGCAACAGATTTTCTTGGGCGCTTTTGAAATAAGAAGAGAGACCAATGATGCGTCGTTTCAATGCATCTACGTTGATTAAGTGCTGTGTTTTTCCGTCAATATATTGTGCTAAAAACGTATCTAAATCGTCTGGAAGTGCCTTTTTATTTTCCACGGACATTTCTGAAATGACTACTTCTAAGTTGTTTTTTCGTAAAATAGATATAATTTTTCTCTCAAAGGTGGCATCATCTTCGCCTTGTTCTTCATGATCTATGGCATACACCCCCTTGTATTTATAATCTTTGGTGATGCGATTTTTAAATCCGAAAGGATTACGAGTAAAGGTGAGAATTTTGGAGGAAGGAGAATATTCCAAATAGTCCAATGATTTTTCACCGAGCAGCAAATTGCGCAGCGTGTCTTGATTGACCTTGTTTTCCGTTTTTACAATAATGGGTATTTTCCACGTTTGGATATACCCACGAAGAATATTGAAGAGGACGGCGAATTCATTGGGGTAATTGATGACGGGTGTGCCCGAAAGCAGGACAAATCGTGCATTTTTTGCGCGTAACATCATGTAGTATAATTTCGTCGCAATTTGAAGTGGTATTTTCTCTCCAAAGATGCTTTCTTCTTTTTCTTTTTCTTTTTCATCGGCGGCGGCCTTGGTTTTGGCTAGTTCTTTTTTGGTCAATTCTTTGCCAGAAATGGGTTTTTCTTTTTTCAATTTATTTACGATGAGACGGATTAGATTGTGAGCTTCATCAATAACCACCACGGAATTATCAAAAATATTCACGGTATATTTGGACGTCATTTCACTCAGTTTTTTGGCACGCAATCCGTTGTAATTAATAAAGGTGTATTTTTGTCGTATCATTTCGTCGAGTTGGTTTTCCAATTTCTCTTTTTCGTTGCCGGTCAATGTGTCATAATTGGATGCTTTGGAAACATTTACAAAAAAAGCGCCTTCGTTTTTTTGTATAAAGGATTGGGGTAAATTCAAGAGAGCAGAAAGTGTTTCCAAATATTTGGGATGAGTTTGTATGGATATCCATTCCCAATATTGTGTGCGTTTATACATTAAATCGCCGCATTTTTTCAATTCTTCTATATAATTGGCACGTAAAGAAGCGGGGGTCATAATAATTACCCGATTGGTGTTTTTCATTCCTTCTGCGATGGCGATGGAAGTGCATGTTTTACCAGAACCTAACCCATGATATAACAATAATCCACGATATGGTGTGAATAGGTTCATGTAATCTCGAACAATTTTTTGATGAGTTAAGAGAGAAAAGTCGGTGGACGTTTTGCCGATATTATCGCAAGATATGTTTTCTTGATTTTCTTCCATTTCACGGCGATATGGTTCAAAAAGTGAATTGATAAATTGAATAAAAATTTCACGATTGTTCATGTAATAATTGGAAACTTTGATAATCACGGGTGGTTGTTTTACGGGCATTCGTTGAACCAAATCCATTTGCACCATACTTTCAGGCCCCAATATGGCCACACCCTTTTCTGGTTTTTTTGTGATGCGTCTCTTTTTAACTAGTTGGTCGGTGTCTTCTTTTTCCTTTTCTGTTTCTTTTTCTTTTTCTTTTTCTTTGGTCTCGTTGGCAATACGGATTGCTTTGGTTATTTTTTTGGGAACTTTTGTCACCACGATTTCTTCTGCGACTGCTGGTGGTTTTTCGTCTTCTACCTCTATCTCATTCACCTTTAATACACGCCGTGCTGCTAATTTTTTAATAATAGCTGCACGATCGAACCCTTTGTTTGATTCATCAACAATTATTGTTTTTTTAGATACAGAAGAGGCAGAACTAGATGCAGATGCAGACGTCGTCGAAACATCTGGTATAAGAATAATTACAGGTTCTCTATCAATGTTGGATGGTTTTATTTTTAATTTTTCTTTTATTGATTCCATGCCTCTTTATACATTAGATTTTATTTTTTTACGGCGATTTCATCCTTCTTTTTTATTGGCTAAATATAATAAAAAAGAATATAAAGACTTTCCTCCCATTAAAGAAATCCCTTTGCGATGTTAAATGTGTGTATATGTGATTGATCTGTATAACTAAACTGGAGTGTATGTATATCGATGGCCCCTTTGGAGGAATGCATAATTTTCTCTCTATGCTCTGATACATATTCCGTTTCTTCATGTAATTTGTTTCTATCAAGACAAGTAAATTCGGAATGCAATCCGTTCATAACGATATGTCCAAATCCATCAAAGGAGGGATGATGTTGTATCCATTTCGTCATTTTTTTTGTCATTTCATCGTCATTTCCGCCACTAAATCTATATAATGGTTCTTTTGATTTGCTGAAACCATGGGTGATTTCCAAATCATCTGCTAATTCGGGAGAATCATCCACAATATTTTTTAAATTTTCCCACACACTCATATCCAAAATTTGCAATGATTGTTTGGTCTTATATTCAACTACTACATGCTTCCAACTGTTTGCATAATCTGAATGAAATGCATAATAAGCGGCGATGGGCAATGTGGCATAATATACACCAGTGTTTTTTCGTTTTTTATATTCTGCTGCATTTTCTTTGTCATAATCCCATTCTGGGTCAGGTTCGTTTCTGTTTCTGGCAGGGTCATCCCCATAGGAAAATCCGCGATATACATAGGTATTTTTAGGAATGACAATGACCGTATATACTTTGCCATCCAGTGTTACTTTTTTAGTGTGCGAAACTTTGTCCCAATTTTCCTTAAGGTGAGATGATATAGTGGTTGGTTTTTTTGGGCATTTGCCATGGATGTCTCGTTCGCCGTATTTACATGGGCGAAGTGTTTTTTTTTGTGTCATTGTTTTTGGTTTTTTGGGACACTTACCATGGATGTCCCGTTCGCCATATTTACATGGTCGAAGTGTTTTTTGTGTCATTGTTTTTGGTTTTTTGGGACACTTGCCATGTATGTCCCGTTCGCCATATTTACATGGGCGCTTGCTCATATAAATAAGTAGATATAAAAAAGACATTGGTGGATTGGTTGGATTAAGCATCATCAACTAAAATGATTTTTTTCTTTAATTTTACCACTTTGGTAGAAGTTTTCTTGGACGCCTTTTTAACTTTTTCTGCCACACTTTGCAACTCTTGCGTTTCAACTTTATCTTTATCCGTATTTTCTTCTATGTCCAAATGTAAATTATCAATATTTACTACTCGTACTTTTTTATAGACAAAATAACGATTTAAGAAAGATATTTTTTTCTCGGAGGGACTCATATTTATGGCTTCGCCATACTCTTTTGCTTTAAATGGGTATCTTGAAATATCATCCAACATTTGTATATATAAATCGCGAAACAATCCCGAACCATTTGGCAGACCCATTCGTTTTGCTTCTTCTTCTGTGATGATTTCCATTCCATATGCGCTCATAATACGATTGAAATAATCAAAATTCACCAAATATTCGGTCATGAACTGATTGATGGATTCCTGATATACGTCAATTTTATATCCTACTGAAGTAGAATTATCTTCCATTGTTTCAGAACTATATTCTTTGACAATTTTCCATATGATTTTATCTTCTTCATTCAATTGAATACTTTCTCCCATTTTTAATTTTCGTAATTCATTAAATACCATCTTTCCGTCATAACAAGTTCCTATAAAATACCCATTATGACGTGTGCATTCCGCCACATTTCGCATGAATCCGGTAAGTTTTTCCATGTTTTCAAAGAAGTAATGAATGGCAAATTGACAGGAAGATACATGAAATCCATCTGTTCCTTTTCCATATTGGCGAACCACACCCTTTCCCAATTTGGCCTCATCTTTTACCCCTTGACCAAACACTGCCATCGTAATTTGCTTTGCTTTTTCATTTAACATCGCCGTTCCATTTCGAATATTATAGGCTGTGTTCGCATTTACAAAAAGTGCATAAGGAACATATTTATTATTTTTTTTAGATTTTAAAAATCGCGCACATGCGCCGTCCAACCGATTCTCCAAATTGTCTTTTGATATATCCATGCCAAACACAAAGGATAATTTCGCGGCAATCCATTTTGGTAAATCTCCTGCTTTTCCACATGCAAAATCAATCAACGTATCACCTGGATGTGTAGAGCCAACAATGAGTTTTTTCTTCACCACCAAATTATGAAAATTCTTCAATCCCTTGGTATATATCTGGCGACTGGTTGTATTGTAATATATATCTTCACTAGTGATAGCACTGGGTATATTTTGACCGGTGCATAACATTTCTTCATCAATTCGCCCATTCGGATGAATGGATTTCCAGTTTTCATTGCACACTTTATATGCATTTCCATATTCTTTTTCACCTCGTCGCAATTTGGTTGTCTTGTCATAACGAACTCGCAATGGTATCCAATTCCATCCGTCTTTTTGATTGAAATCATATCGAAATTCAACAATCGTATTATCTTCAAACACTTCGTTGTTTTCCGAAAACATTTTCTTTCCACCTGCTCCATCTGGACGTAACATTATATTACATAATCCAGCATTGACATCATATGGCTCTGTAGGATAAAAACGCATGGGAATATAATCGTCTTCTTGATGATCTTCGTCTTGTCGAAGAACCATTTCTGGCAATTTATCGTCAATAACATCTTGACAAGGATTGATAAATCCATCTTTTGATTCTTTGAAACCACAACGCAATTCAATCTTTTTGTATTCAGTATTTTGAATAACCGCTGCATTATTTATTCCATCCTCATATAAATTCTGAACAATATCGTCGCCATTGGGTGTTTTCAAGGTCGTTACCAGAAAATCAATCGTATTGTACTGAGGCGGTTTCCATTTGAAGGAATATTCCCAAGTGATTTTGGTTTTAGGTCCAGCCTTTCCAATCACGCTGGAACCCACTCCATAAAAGGCATGTGTAAAAATCAACCCATCCGTAATATATTCAAATCGCCCTTCTCTCTGTTTTTGCAACAGACTATTACATCCATCAAAGATGGTTTGTGATTTGCCAAATGGGTAAAACTCTTTCACTTGAAATCGTAAAGGACATGCGATGGCCTCTGCATTGCGACGAACTACTTGTGTAACCTTTTCGGTTCGATAAGCATCAATCGATAAAATAGACACCATTTGAATATTTTTTTCAAATCGTTTCAAGAGTGAATAACGCCCTTGAGATTGTGACTTTTTATCAACATGGGTGTCATTGTCTGGCAAAACAAATGTATATTCACGCACATCTTTGCCACCCAAATAATAAATATCAAATGCCGCAAACAAGTTTATATATTTTTTATGTTTGTCATGAGAAATTAATTCCCCATCTATCAATGTATTATGAAATGCGGCATCCTTGGTTTTGGCGCCTGTAAATATCACGTTCATATTGGTATTAATCAGATAGATTTTGCCATTTTCCGCTACAAAAAGCAAGTGTCGTTCGCCATCTGCTTTATCTGTAACTAGGAAATCTTTTCGAATGGAAACATCATTGGGATTATCATTGTTCTCTGCAATATTGGCAAGTTGCAGTGTAATAGAATTGGGACCGATGAAATATTTACTTGAAATATAACGCGAGGGGTTATACTCTTCTTTCCAAATCATCTTCATGTATGCTTCCAGGACTTGTTTTTGTTCAGGATAAGATATAGGATACGCAGATTTCTGCAACCCACATAAGACGTATTTGATGGTTTTTCGAAAAAGGTCAGTGATGGTGGCAGATTGTATAAAAGGAGTGGATGGGCCGATTTTTTTATTATCCATTTCAATTTCAATTTCATATTTTTCCTCACCCTGCAAAACTTGGGAATCCGTCATTGTATAGGTGCGAATCGTTGGTCCGCGATTTGCTTTACCAAAACGGTCTTCCCCTCGTTTGCTATGTTTTGTAATGCTAATGTCTACTTTACACGGATACGCTGGATGCTCTAACGTTACACGATTGATAAAACGAAATTCTTTTTTGGATTTGTTCCAATTTTCAT